GCCTGTACCTGTAGGGTCTGCTACTTGATTTTGTCTAGCTAATTCTTGTTCTACTTGTGCTACTGTAACTCCAAACTGATCAGCAGCTTGTTGTGAAGTCATCGCACCACTATTAAGAGCATTGACTACTTGTTGTGTTTCAAATTTACTATAATCTCCATCAGCAGGTATCTTAGATACAGCAGCAGCTTGTTTTTGTTGTTCTACTATATTAGGTAAAGGAGCATCTGCATAAGGATCAGCAATATCAGTAGTACCTGTCTTCTTAACTTGCTCTATTCTTTTTCTTTCTTTTGAAACTTGGTCTTCTGTAGCACCAAACATTTTTGCAGCAGAAGCATTAGACATAGCACCTGAACTAATAGCCTTTTCAACTAGTGCTACTTGATCAGCAGTATAATTACCAGTAACAGGTATATTAGCTACAGCATCATAGTCGGCTTGTTGTGCTGCGGTAAGACCAGAAGAAGGAGGAATAGTAGTGTCACCACCGCCTCCACCTATAATACCCGGAAGGCCCGGAGTACCTCCAATGACACCTATTCCAGTATTAATATTTGGATCATTAATAGCTCCAAGAGCTTCTTGCCTATCTTCGTCAGTCATGCCACCATTGTAATACTGGACTTTACCACCCTTACGATAGTCTGCTCTTTTTTTGTATGCTCTTTTTCTAGCCATAATTATTTCTCTCTCTGGACACCTTTAAGCTTCTCTACAGTTCTTAGTCCACCTAAACCAAGCATACCAAGAAGCACAGGCATCATAGTTTGCAAATCAATTAATGGTACAACTATATCTGTTTCAGCTAAAGCCAATGCAAAATTAGTAAAAGGGATTATAAGAAAATTACCTACCATCCCCAAACAACAAGACCATCCAATAGCGGGACGCCATCCGGCTACGAATAAACTAGAATGGGCAGCTTCAGTTTTATTAATTTCCAGTTGCGCTGTTATAGTTTCTTGAGCGTGTCTCTCGCTCATCGTGGCTATCTCATGCGCTAACAATGCCCGTTGATCTTTATCTTCTACAAATTTGTCTAAGATACTTGATACTGGCCCAATTAATTTATCTACTAATCCCATCATAATTTATATTCCTTTTAAATTGCGATTGCGATTCCAAGTACTACAATAATTATAGCTCCGGCATATACCAAAGCTCTATTCTTTAAAGTAGACTGTTCATCTAGTTTATCTTTAGTGCGTGTTAAAAATCCTTGAAACTTTTCTAGTAATGCGTGTAGTGCGGTCAACATAACTATTCTCCCCATCCCATGTAAATGCCTACGGCTAATGCAGTTAAAACTGCGGTTGTTAACATTCTTGCTACTGTTTGCCCTACTGTGACTTTAGTAGCTCTCCAAGCGTCTAGTAACCCTCTTAGTTCTTTGACATCATCATAAGCTTCTTCATCAGACAAGCCTATTTCTTTCAGGGCTTGTTTAGCTCCTTCTTGGGCTGCTTTATGAATAAGGGCTTCTATTTCTTGTTCGTTCATACTACTTATCCTCAAATGTCAAAATTTCAAGAGTTATGTTAGTTTTGTAAACATCTAGAAGACCTATCAAAGCCTCTAACGGAACACCCTCATTTGCTTGTTTTATAAGGTACTCTGCTAGTTCCTTAGATGCGGCATCTATTTGTTTACTTTTATGTTTAGGATTTAAGTATACTATATTATTATTATCCATAATTTATCTATACCACCTTGAGTCTTCATCTACATTTATATGCTGACAATGAGCTTTAATTTCTGGAGCTTGTGGTTGTCTATTCATACGGTTAGCAAAATATAGACACCTATCAATAGATTCAAAACATAAGGCTTGTTCGCAGGACTGATCTACTGTCTGTCCACCTATGGTTACTATTAAAATAAATAAAACTTTCACTATGGTTCGTCAGGCCATGTGATACTATTTGGAAATCCGCTTTGTCCCGGAACATCTCTAAGGGCTTGGCGGTATGTAGCCCATTCCGTACTCATAGTTACGTCTGACATACCAAGCCAATCTGTAGCAGCTAATAAATTATTACGTTTGTTTCTTGCCTGTTTAGCAGCTTCAGCATCTAATATAGCTTGATAAGCTTCTTCATGTTTAGCCTTAGTAGTTACAACCTCCTCATCATCTACTATAGCTGTAGTATCTGCAAACATATCTTGCTCTTTCCACTTCTGAACCCATTGATCTTTTGAGTTTTGTTCTACACCATCTCTAACAATTTGTTTATAAGCTGCGCTTGGTGTAGGTTGGGGAGTTTCAAAGACTAGATCAACTCCTAAAGCTTCATGCACACTTTCTCCCCATACTTTAGGCATAGACATATTTCTATTAGCTGCTATAAGCTCTTGTTTAGTTTTTATACTGCCGTCTGATTTAAGACGATATTCGTTTGCCATTGTTATCTCCTACGCAAAAGCTAAATAAATATAAGTGTCACCACTTACGCTTACTTGTGGGTTATTTGTTCCGCTTATTGATTGAACGCCAAAACCAGAACTAGTGTTATATACATAATTTTTATTACCAGTGACTTCTGCGGCACCATTCATTTGCCAATAAGGGTCAGCAGATTGTGAAAGCCCTCTTGCACTATCCCAAACCTGCCAACCAGTTGTATCTTCAGTATTTTTAATCATTACAAATCTAGCTTGTGCGCTAAAACCACAATCTATTTCTTGATAACTACCATTACCTTCATAAGTCCCTACTTTTGAAATTCCGGCTAAGGTAGCAAATAAAAATATTATATAATTTTCTCCGTTTACTCCTTCATCATTCCAAGACCCAAAAATTTGATAATTAGTAGAATTAACAGTCCTTGTTGCACCAGCATCAGCAGCGCTACCAGTAGTATTTAAAAGTATATATTTATCATTTCCAAGATTCGTATGCCAACAAGACCAATTTCTAGCTTGGTCTTTTGATTTAACTATAACAAAACCGGGAGTGACTCCTAAATTGTGGGCAATGTTTTGATTTGAGCCATTTCCTTTATACGTAGCTATATCAAAGACTTTAGGGTATCTCCTAAAGCCGTACCCATGATAGTTTGAATCGTTAAAACTTGTTGAATTGTACCATCCTGTTTCAAAGTCAAATTTAGCTGCCGCAAGAGTCGCCTTAGCTCCGGTGGTGGATGTCGTAAGATAACTACCTTGTATCAAACGGGAGGATAAATATGCCCCCGCAGTTCCGTCTAACGCTGTGTAAAATCCCAAATCTACTAAATTTCCCGTTTTAAAAGCAGGCGCATTAGTCGTTGCTGCTGCTGTGCCAAAAACATCAGTACCCGCAGAAGGTTCTTTCATAGGGCCTCTGCGGATTGCAACGTAAATATATGTTTCAGCAGAATTAAACCAATTTTGTAAAGCTGAAACAGAAATAGTCATTCCATTTGGTGCTGCTTTTGCATATGCACCACTTCCGTCTGAATTTTCTGCTCCAGAGGTATTCGCAAGCAAATAATCATTATTTCCAGTTGTTGATAGACCCATCATGTTGTCTTGAATTATCCAACCACTTCCTGCGTTATGTGTTGAGGTTTTTATCATGACCCATTGAGGCTCAAAACCAAGATTTACAAAAACTTCATCACCATTACCTGTGCTTTGGTAAGTACCAGTTTTTATTACCGCTTCATCGCCATCTTCACCAAAGACTTGTGCGTTTGAATCATTACCATCAGCAAAAAAATATGCGACTACTGTTTTTCCGCTTGGTGAACCAAACCCAATATTTGCATCAAATGTTGTTGACGAAACATTACCCCAAGCGTTAAATGTTGCAGCAATAGCAGTACTATTTAAAACCATATATTTTCCTGTTCCTAGAGATTTATGATAGACATACCAATCATCAACAAAATTTTGTGGCTTAACTAAAACCATCCCCGGTGCTGCACCTAAATTATGGCTAAACTGAGCAAATCCACTGGAATCTAAACTTGCAGTTTGAACATCAAAAAATCCTTTTTGTTTGGCAAATACCCAATCTACAAATTTATAGCTTGCATTATTCGTGTAATATCCTGCTTTTACAGTGAAACCTGTAGATGTAACAGTATTTAAATGTTCGGCACTACCTTCTGCTGCAGTACTAGCACTATTTAAACTTTTATCATTTATACCTCTTACAGTATCCGACAATACATGCTGACCATTACCCCAATCCCTATCTTTAGTCCAAACCATACCGCCTTTATCAGCTAAATCAATACCAACATCTTGATTACTTGTAACGCTACCAGTACCCGCCCTTAAATGGGTAGCAAACACATCTTCCACATAAACGGGATCACCACTAGCAGCAGTTCCCGCAGCAGCGTGTAATAATTTTTTAGCTGATCCTGACATATTCTCTTATCCCATTGCTTGTCCGGCAGTAAATCCATACCATATAGTACCGCCATCTATCGTTAAAAATACAAATACATCTACTCCATTATTACTGGATGTTAGCGTAGGTGCAGTAGCGGAAGGCCAATCTACTGTTCCGGGCCAAGTAATCGCCCTAGCAGATGAGTCTTGAATTATCTTCAATGAAAATACACCTGCTTCTGCCGGAGGATTACTAAATGTAAAAGTAGTATTTTCAGTAAGATCATGTAAAAAGTTTGTGCCATCTCTTAAATTTATAGTAGTTGCATTAGAAGAAGAAGTAACAGTTGTAGCTTCTTCAGAGATACCGCCTGTAAATCTTACAACATTATTAGCATCTGATGATACAACTTTAGAGGCTGCTGAAGTTCCTAGAGTTGATAAATCTAAATAGTTTAACTCTGTAGCAGTTGCAGTAACCCCATCAAGAATGTTAAGTTCTGCTGCCGTACTCGTGACGGCTGTGCTTCCTATTACAAGTCCACTAGCAGGAACAACTACTCTAGCAGCACCACCTAAAATTAAGTCATCGGCTGATGTATCCCACAACATATAAGCACTTGCTGTATCTCCAAAAAACTTAACATCATATCCTGTATCATCAACACCAACTGTAATTGTATTATCAACTTGTATAGCACCATCAAGATTTGTTGTACCTGAAACTGTCAAACCGTCTGTAGTTACTGTACCATCAAAATAAGCATCCTTCCACTCAACTCCACTTGCTCCTAAGTCTACATCATTATCTGTTTGTGGGCCAAATATTCCATCAGCTATATAAACTTGTTCTGCATTAGCAGCATAGAAATGTATTTCATCAGCAGTTTCAAAATCTATTTTAGTCTGATCATCTTCACCAATTTTAATATCTGTTGCAAGTAATGAAGTAATTCCTGTCTGTGCGGCATCTATAGCAAAATCTATATTATCATTTGATGTATCATACGTTACAGTTATTCCACTTTCAGTATTACTAGATAACATATTAGTACCAACAGTATCTCTAATATAAGTAGCTAAAGCTGTTCCATCTACTGTAATAGCATCAGCTTCTAGAGTACCATCTATGTCAGCATCTCCACTAATATCTAATGAAGCACCGTCTACTTCTCCAGTTACAGTAATACTATCTACATAAGCATCTTTCCATCTAACTGATGAAGAACCCAAATCAACATCACTGTCTGATTGTGGGCCAAATATATTATCGCCTAGATAAACTTGTTCTACATTATTAGCGTAGAAGTGGATTTCATCTGCTGTTTCAAAATCTATTTTAGTTTGATCATCTTCCCCAATCTTTATGTCAGTTGCAAGAAGTGAAGTAATTCCTGTTTGTGCTGCGTCTACTGTAAGAGTTAAATCATAAGGATCGCCATCTGTACCATTATCTGTATCTGTCCAATTTGTAGTTATGCCTGAACCTATTATTTTAACTTCTTTATTTCCTGTGATAGTTACTTCTGTACCATCGTCATCTTCCATAACAAAAGACATATCAGCAGCATTAGAGTCTACATAAGCTTTTACAGACTGTTGTGTTGGTACAAGTGTAGCACTATCTGAAGCCATGTTATCTTCATCTACAAATGCTGTAATTGTTATACTACCATCAGATAAACTTCCATAAGTTACTGTACCAGATGCCGTGACACCAGTACTTGATAGTAAGCCAGTAGAGGGATTATAAGTTAAATCTCCGTCAGATTCTAGTCCATAAGTACCTCCATCTACATCACCACCTGATGAAAAGATAATAGCATTATTTTCATTTGTATTTTCATTATCTGAAACTACAACAGTAGTTGCTACGGCTGATGTGCCACTATAACCAGAAGAAGTAATTGTGCCTAATGAAGAACCTCCATCGGCAAATGTAATTGTTCCATTATCAGCATCTAAAGTAATACCACCGCCTGAATCTAAGGTGACTGTTGTACCTGCTAATTCAGCAGTACCATCGGCAGTAATTTGAATATTCGCTGCTGCTGCTGAATCATCTGTAGTTACAATATCTAAAGTTCCATTAGTTCCTACTGTAAAAGTAGCGGTATCACTACTAGAACCTGTCATTGTAATAACTTTGCCATCAACGGCAACATCATCAACTGTAAGAGCCGTTAATGTTCCTACACTTGTTACATTTGTTTGGGCCGCTGATTGTAGTGTACCAGTTAAATTAGTAGCAGAAAAACCAGTAGCACTTATTAGTCCAGTTGAAGGATTATAAGTTAAACCTGTATCAGTTTCTATTCCTTGAGTACCTGTAGCACCATCTACAAATGTAAGATAAACTGTTTCGTCTGCTGTGTTATTTGCACTGGCTGTAATACTTGTAGCTATCGCTGCTGTTCCTGAAGTATCTTGGTTCAATGTTCCAATTACAAAATCTAATGTATTATCACCGTCTTCATAAGTAACTGTAATATTTGTTTCTGTGTTAGAACTAACCATAGCTCCAACTGTATCTGCTATATATTCATTTAAAGCTGTACCATCTACAGTTATTGCGTCTGCTTCTAATGTACCATCAATATCTGCATTACCTGAAATATCTAATGTAGTAGCATCTAATTCTCCTGCTACAGTGACTACACCATCAGCTAATGTTATTAAATCAGTATCATCTGTATGTCCTATTGTTGCACCATTAATATTTACATTATCTATAACTGCTTGTGTAATTGCACTATTTGTTCCTAATGTTGCACCGTCTACTGAACCACCATTTATATCTGCTGTATCTGCCACTAAAGCATCTGTAGTAACTGTGCCATCAAAATAGGCATCTTTAAATTCTAATGAGCTTGTTCCTAAATCTATATCATTATCTGTAACAGGTACGATAGCTCCATCTTGAATGCGGATTTGCTCTACTGCTGCGCTTGAAACCTCAACAAAAAATCCCCAACGATTATTTGTACTATCTACTGCAATTTTATTTAAAAAATCTTGATCACCAATAGTAGGTACATTACCGCCTTCCCCGGCAGTACCATCGTGTTGATGACCTGTAGTACTACTAGAAGCATATGAAAAAGCCGTTAGTAATCTATTAAATTCATCGTTAAATAAAGCGGCAGTAATGGTATCTCCATCTGCCATTGAGCTTTGTCTTACATAACTTGTACCCATTATTATCTCCTACCGGAAGGTCTATAATCTACATATATACCATTTATTGAATAAGGTGCGCGAGTATCTTGACTATATATTTTAAAGGCTATATTATGTCCACTTCCTTGTACTGCCTGTCTTGCCATAGGATCGCTTGATGCTCCGAATACTGCTGTATTAAAAGTTGAATCTCCAAAAACTGCCGGAGTTGGAATTGAATCCATTGTATATACAGGAGGTTGAGGTCTATTAGTGTCATCAAAATCATACGTTATCTTTAATGTTGGTTGAACAGTTCCTTCAGGCGTAAAAGATATTTTTGTATAATGTAATGTTTTAAGTGTACCTGCATCTCCAAAATCTAAATTAGGTGTTTTATATCTAGCATCTATATTTGTTTGTGTTCCTGCCGGATTGAAATCATTACCTGTATTATGATTATAAACATATCCATCTTTATCGCCATGATATATTTGTTCTACACTATCGTTATCAAAACCTGATGTAAAACCATGAGCTTGTATTCCTATTGTTTCAGACCACTCAAACCCTTGTGGTGTTATTGTACCTATAATTCCTTTTGCTGTATCTGTAGAAGCTGAACTTGCACTATAAAATAATCTATATTGAGACTTACTTCTTAATACTGCACTAGATATAACTAAAGAACCTATGTTAGCAGCTAAAGAAGCTACAATAGATTGTATTTGTCTTGATACTGAACTTAACTCTACGTCACCAATACGAGCCGTACCCGCAACTAAACGAAATCCATCGGGGCTTAAAAATATAAGATCACCACCAATTTCTTGAATACTATTACCATCTAAACAACCTACGTTTTTAGTTATAGGTGTAATAGCTATAGAACTAGAATCATTTATATTAGATAGTTTGTAAATACTATTTTTACAAAATATAATTAAATCGCCACGAAAGCTTTTTAGTCCTACTACTTGATCATCTAATACAATACTTCCAGAACCCGTTGAAGTAAAATCATTTATATCACTTGTACCACTATAAAATATAGTATTAGGTGCTGTAGCTGCTCCTGCCACTACTAAATGTTTATCGTGTATAGTACAAAACTTTGGATAGTGTGTACCACTTACTGTAATTTCTTCATAGAAAAAAGTTCTATCTGATAAGTTACCTGTGCCTGTCATTTTAAACAAAGCAGGTTTTACGCCCGAACCTTTATCAGTTACTACTACTTCACCATAAGTAGTATTTCCTTCAAATAATGTAAAGCTTGCATATGATTGACTTGTTCTAGCTGCTGTACTTCTTCCTGTAAATGTAGAGTAATTATCTCCTGAACCACTTACACTAGAACGATTTATTTGTAGCCAACTTGTACCATCTAAACTAAAATAAAGATTAGTACCTGAAGCTGCAATAACGCCATCGCCATAAACAAAAAGCCCTAATATTGCATTAGAACTATTAGGTCTTGCTGCACTACCACCACCATAAAGTGTATAACCATTTATTCTCCTGTAACCACCATCAGGGTCAACTTCAAAGTTTTGTAACTCTGTAGCAAAGCCCGGTTGCTGTAACATTTGAAACTGGTTAAGATTAGTATTTAAACCGCCTTGACAAGATAAACCGAATGCTTGCATATTTAATCAAACCTAATTCTGTCATCAGACATATAAGTGGGAACAGTTCCTATTAAATTTTCTCTCATGCTTTTTAATCCTTTCTTATAATCTTCTAGGGCAAAAGCGGCCATTTGAGGGTTGTCTTTAAATTGATGTGTATAATATCTAGCTTTAGATAATATAACTGTTTTATATAAATCGGGAAAGACTACTGTATCATCATGTGAAGATAGTTGTGTAGGTAAATCATAAGCAAAGAACCAGACTTTATAAGCTTTATCTGGAATAGGACTAAGCCCAAACTTCCTTCCATCTGGACTCCTTATAACAAAGTTGGGTTCTCCACCTACGGCTTGATCAGCATCATCAGCGTTTTCTCTAGCCATTCTAAAATCTTTCCACTTCTCTATAGTTACGAATCTTAAATTTTTAGAAACATAAGGAGCCGATTCACCACTAACGCCTATAGTTGTTAAATAAAAATTATCCCAATCTATAGAACCATAATCATCTTTTAGGGCTGAACTAGCTGCCTTTAATTCGTACCATCTGGTATCGGCTGTAGTCTCTACAGAAACATTACCATACATAGGATCAGTAGCACCACTTTCTCCTGTAGCCAAAAAAGGCCATTGTGGTTCTTCGTTTACTATATCTAAGTATGCTCTATTAATACAATCTTTAGAATGTGCTTGAATACCAACAGCACTAGAAAAAGTTGAAGAAGTTAAAACAACTTCATTCAATTCTCTTAATAATTCGTTTGTTAATTGCAAGTATGTTGTTGCCATTATAAGTCTCTAGCTCCATTATGATTAGGAGGCTTATCAGGATTTCTGAAAAGTCTTTCGTAATTTTCGTCAAATTTTTTCTTATCTTCGTGTTTATAAAACTTACCACGAATTTTAACTTTTCCTTCAGGATTAAACCTAACAGGATTTTGTTCACTTCCTATTTGTGGCATAGCATACTCCGTTATTTACAAGTACAGTGTTTACATTCACAACTTTTATTTGTGCAAGACATTTTAATTCTCCCTAAAAAATTAAAGGGGGCATATTTCAGCCCCCAATAATATTTAGTCAATACCATAGAAGGCAGAAACTAATGCTCCGGCACGTAGTACTTTAGCTCCATAAACATGAAGACCTCGTACAATGTCACCAAAGCTATCAGGATCACGCAACACTTCAGTACTAGTAATAGTCTGAGCAGTTGCAGTAGATGAGATATGACCTGCAATACACTTACCTGCTGCATTAGAGGTAGAAGCAATATTGTTAGTCTTGTACATATCAAATCCACGTAACTTACCAGTTGATACTAGCCCATTACGGATTGAACCTTGACCTGCGTTGTAATCAACAGACAGAAGCTTAGAAGAACTTTGAACAAGTACTTCATAGAACTCTGGATTCGCTAAGAACCAACGTCCTTCTTCTGGTACATTCTGCTCATCCAATAAACGTGCCATATGTGAAAGCACATCAATAGGATCATGTTCAGATGAACCAAAGCCAATGTCTAGATTACCAGTACCATCAAAAGTACCTGCTGCTAGATCGGTTGCATTATCAGAACCCAAAATATGATTAGGGCTAGATGAGGATACTCCAGAGAACATTGTTGCAATAACGCCCTCATCAAAAGCATCCTTAATTGAATAAGCTGCTGAAGATGCAGCAACGTCACGCCAGTTTACGTGTGACATATTACTTTCAATGTCATCAACTATAAACTTGAAGCCGTTTGCTGTATCAACGACCAAAGTTAATTCTTGGTCAGTGAGCTTAGTCGCAGTTACATCTGCGCCTCTTTCATACTGATAAACAGTAATTTCTGGTTCTTTGATGATCTTTACAGAATCACCATACCCTGTAATTTCACCTGCGTAATCTGTGTTGGTAATTGCTTCCGCAACAGATGACTTCCTAAAGAAATTTAGGACTGTCTTTGAATAGACAGAAGGTAAAAAGAATGAATTATTTTGTCCCGATACGGAATTACCAAAGTTAGCATTGGTATCCGTAGACGGTTCAAAATATTGGTCAGATTGGTTATAAGCCATTGTAATATCTCCTCAAAAAACTTATTTCGCTATTCTGCCTTCTGATAAAGCCAGTTTAATTTCATCTTCATATCGGTCAAACTGATCAATAGACATCTTAGCAATTTCTCTCTCTGTCCAAATTTTAGGAGCTTTCGCATCCACCGCTGTAGTTTTTGTAGACACCATATCGGCGGCAGACCTATTCTCCTGATTTCTGGACTGCCTCTTTTGTGGTGACTGAGCTATTATACCCTTTTCCATTTTGTAAAGGTCTATAGCACGACTAGCTAAAGTCGCATCACTATTGTTTGAATAAATCCATTTCTGTATATCTTCAGGCTGTGCTTTCGCCCATTCGTGAAAATCATCATTACCCCGTATATCTTCAAAATCGGGGTGATTAGCTCTTAGAACTGTCTCTGCTTCTCGTTTTAAGAGATCGGCTTCACGCTCTTGGATTGCCGATAATTGTTGACGTAGTTCTTGAGTTTGATTCTCACTTTGTAAATGAGCAACAGTCTCAACTGTTTCATACAAGTCTGGATTTTTCGCTTTGAATTTCTCAAGTTCTTCTAAAGTTTTCGGAGCTTGATACTTCGGTGCTTTTTCAGCAGCCTCCGCAAGAAGCTCTTGTTCCTTTTGTTTGAACTCAGAAATCCTATTGTCGTAATGTTTCTTTAGATCATCATACCTTTTCTTATAATTAACATCTTTAGAATTTTTAACAAGGGGCTTTTCTGATTCCTCAGAAGGCGTAGCTTGTTGGTCTTCAGATGGTGCGTAGAATAATCCATCAGCATCACCCATTGATGGTTTATCAGGGACATGCCAATCTTTCTTTGCATTATAAGGGTTAGGTGCTTTTTCCTCCACAGGATTAGTTTGTGTCTCAGCCATAATACTTCCTCCACGGGGCTTGTAAGCTTTAAAAGGTAGCCATTACAATAAATTATTTGTACAGATAATTTAGTAAGGTGCTTTTACTTCAAGGTAGCCGTTATCGTTGTCTAACATTAAGACTAGGCATCTGATTAGCAGTCATCATTACTTTATTCATGTCACCTGCTAATTCTTCTTCCTCGTCTTTCCTCATTAAACCACCATCATAAGCACGTTCAGCTTCGTCCATTATACGTTGAAGTCTGTCTGCACCTATTTGATCGGTGGCCTTTTTGGTCATCACAAATTCCCCATCAGATAATCTGGCGGGTATTGAATCTGAGACTCCCGTTCCCGGCCCGGTAACTTCACCAGAGCCAGTAAACTCAGAAGCCGTATCTACAACTTTGTCAAAAATCATACTGAGTTGCGGATCGTTTTCTAGAGCATTCATTAAATACATTTGTTCTTCTTGGTCTAAAGCTTCGTTCATTACGAAATCTACATAATCTTCTTCCATCTGTTCATCTGGAAGTTGTGAAGCTTCTGCTGCTGCCATCTCTTCTGGCGGTATGTTTGGGTATGTGTCTACTGGAACTTCACCGCCTTCTGCAAAATCAGCTTCCCTTCTACCTTCTTCAGCAATTCTTTCAGCTAGTTCATCTAAATATTCTGTCTGAGTACTAGCACTTTCTCCTATTTCATCTAAATCCATTCTAGTATAACCAAACTCTTCTATTAATATTGTTTCCATACTATCAGGAGCTACTAAAGTTCCTTTTCCAGCAATTCCTCTTAATTCAAGATCCCCTAATTCTCTTTGCATTGCTACTATATCTTCTACTTCTCCCTCATCAAGAATATAAGGAACTCCTTCATCAGTAGAACGATTTGCTCTTTTTTGAGCCTCTTTTGTAACTATTTCTATTTCTTTTTTTGATACATCTAATCCTTCTGCTACCTTTTTAATTAAAGATTTAGCACCTGATGAAAGAATTTTAGAAAGACCTCCAATTTGATATTGTTCTCTTTCAGGTGGATTCATTATACTACCTCCACCATATTTCTTTTCTTTAGCGGGTTCAGCTACAGCCACAGTTATAGCAATATCGGGAGCAGCTAGTAATGCTTCTTTTCTTTTTCTACGCTGTCTATTTCTTTTAGATTTACTAGCCATTATTAACTCCTGTGTGCTTTTTGTACGTCAAAGTTTGCTGTTGTGCTTGCGCCTTTATGAGCTTTAAACTTACCTGTATGTTTCATTAGTTTATAGCTGCCGTTCTTTTGTTTCATCCAATGATAACCTTTAGGAGCTTTAACTCTCATTTGATTCAACCTCTTCTATTTTAATTAGCTCATTAACTATTTTTAACTTTTCTTCTGCTGTAGCTACTTCTGCTATTAACTTATCTACTTCTCCTACTAGGTCTGGATGTTCAGGAACACCTATAGAACTAGATAAATAATTTTCTATATTGACTGCAAGTACTTGAAGTTCTCCTTCGTACTTAGAAGCTAACGCATTTAATATTAATAATCTCATTTTATTTTTCTTTCTAAACATTCCATTCTTCTTTCTTCAGCAATCCA